TCAAAACCAGAATGCCTTTCAAGACAAGAGTTAATCTACACCGAGGATGTAATTGGTGGAGACCAGAATTAAATTCGGAACAGGATACAGCAGATTTGGCGGCAACCACACAACACATTTTTGAACAGGTGTTGATGTGTGCCAGTTCATGGATTCAAATGAATATTCCTACTAATAACATTGTTTTAGTAGGAGGTTGTGCATTGAACAAGACTGCTAGAATCAAACTGGCATCGGTTTGGGATGACATATGGGTGCCAAAAAATCCTGGAGATCCTGGTTCATGCATAGGTGCTGTTTGTGCCAAATACAACAAGCACATTGACAACTCCGATAAAATGTGGTATAATAACAACAATGGCTAAACAAAACAAAGACTACGGATACGATATACAAAAGTTATATCTAGAAATGATGTTGGCAAACGCAGAAACGTTTGTGAGATGTCAGTCTATTTTTGATCACACATTGTTTGACAGAAAACTTCAAGACACAGCAGAATTTATCAACAAGTATGTGAGTGAATACAATGCACTTCCAACTTATGACATTGTGAACAAATCGTGCAGTGCAGATTTAAAACCAACTGAACAACTATCAGACGAACATTTTGATTGGCTGATGAATGATTTTGAAACATTTGTGCGACACAAAAGTTTAGAATCTGCCATATTGAAAAGTGCTGATATGTTGGAAAAAGGTGAATACGGTCCAGTTGAAGACTTGGTCAAAAAGGCAGTACAAATAGGATTACACAAAGATATTGGAACAGATTATTTTGCTGATCCTAAAGCAAGATTGATGGGATTAAAAAGTCAAAATGGACAAGTCAGTACAGGTTGGACCACACTAGATAAGAAACTGTTTGGTGGATTTAACAAAGGTGAGTTGAATATATTTGCAGGAGGATCTGGTGCAGGTAAGTCACTGTTCCTTGCAAACTTAGGTTGTAACTGGGTATTGAATGGATTGAACGTGGCTTATATCACTTTTGAATTAAGTGAAGCACTTGTGAGTATGAGATTAGATTCTATGTTGACTGATGTACCTACAAGAGAAATATTTAAAGATCTAGATGGTGTAGAAATGAAAGTGAAACTGCTGGGTAAAAAAGCAGGTAAGTTTCAAATCAAATACATGGCAAGTGGTAAAAATGCCAATGATATTAGATCATACATTAAAGAATATGAAATTAAGACCGGCAGTAAATTAGATGTTATATTGGTAGACTACTTGGATCTTATGATGCCAATCAGTAGAAAAGTTTCTCCAAGCGATCTGTTTGTGAAAGACAAATTTGTATCAGAAGAACTAAGAAACTTATCAATGGAATTGAATGTGATCTTTGTTACAGCATCACAGTTGAATAGAGGTGCAGTTGAAGAAATAGAATTTGATCACTCGCACATAGCAGGTGGTTTAAGTAAAATTCAAACTGCTGACAACGTGTTTGGTATATTCACATCAAGAGCAATGAGAGAACGTGGTAGATATCAAATACAACTTATGAAAACAAGATCATCTAGTGGTGTTGGTCAAAAGATTGATTTAGAATTTGATGTGGACAGTTTAAGAATTAGAGATCTGTCCGAAGATGCTGACAGTCAAGAGTATAAAGGATCAAGCACAATTTACAATTCATTAAAAAAGACATCCACAGTTAATGATAACACAGAAGAAAACACAACTGAAATTAAATTACCAGACCCGAGAAAAGGTGACACAGTGGGCAAAATTGAAACAACTAATTCTGATCAAACCAAGTTAAGAGACTTTTTAAAGAATCTTGACGGCGAAGAATAATTCCAACAGCAGTAGGCGGAAAGCCAATTTTCCGCGAAGCGGTAACGCAGAAATTTAAATCCGCGAAGCGGACAGCACAGCGAAATCGGTAAGCAGGTTTTTTAGATGATTTTTCTTTTGGCGCCGCGTCTCTTGACGTCTAATGTTGAGCAGTGTATGCCACCTTCCCAATACAGATGATGACGCTGTGGTATCACATGACAGTCTATGTGCAAGGCTTTCAGTTTTGCAAACAATTCAGGTATGTGTCGTGCAAACACAATGTTGTGTCTATCTATGATCAACACATTGAGATCAAAGCACACTTGTTGATTGTAACCTCTCCAGTTTTCCAAGTACTTGTCCAACCATTGCACATCCATTCTGTTTTTGAATACACTGATGTCTTTGCAGTACTGTTCAGCATTCAATTCTGCCACACAGTCACTCACATCAATCAATTTTTTACCACGTAAGCATTCTGGTACCCAATCTATACCTGCGTGTATCACAGTGTCATCATCCGTCATGATGAATCCATGATCAATATGTCCGAAACCATCGAAGCGTGTGTTGTTATTTTCCACAAATCTATAATCATTCAATTCTCTCTTGATCCATTCATACCCCATGGCACTGCCAGGGCCTCTTGGGTTCACAATGAAGGCATCTCCTGCTCGGAACATGGTGGCTGTGTGCCACAACACTCTGTCACTCAACTGCTGTTCGTAGGTTTTGTCATTGAGGAACCATTCATCCTTCACATTAAGATCCTTCAACATAGGTGCTGGTTGACTGACCCAACGATATCCTTGCCTAAACATGGATTCAAATATGGGATAGTAACTGATGCTGTCAAAGTATCTGTCTGTGTAACTGGTATAGGTTTGCACAATGGTATTGCCCATCACCATGTATTGATCTCTAGGCACAATGGGACTAATGGGCACATCGATACGAAACTGAGGCATTTTCACAGCATCATAACGATACACTGTGGGACGCATCACTTCAATGTTGCCTTGCTTGAGAAAATCTGACAATGCATCTAGATCCTGTTTGGTTTCTTCAAGAATTTTATTAAACTGTGTAATATTGCCCGAAGTTAATAAATGATCCACATCGCCGGGAGAATAGGTATCCCCAACAATAACTGACTCTAATGGATCGTATTCTGTGTATATCATAATTTTATATCAAATATTTGTGATGTATAAACATTTGCATTGACAGTCTCACAGTGCCTTTTTTTGCTATCACTGTGGACACAGCGTGAATGTGATCTGTGTAATTTATTATTATTCTGTTGGGTGTGGGTTCAACAAATTTTCCATGCGTATCATTTTTATCTTCTTTATAAAGAAAAAGACCTCCGTCATTGATGTCCCAAACATCGTGTAGAAAATGTGTTACTCCCACATAATCTAAGGAATTATCCTTTTCATAAGTGCTGTCGAGATGCCAATGTCCTCCATAGGGAGCATGATTTTCATGATATCGTACCAAACAGTCCATGGTGTCAAATATGTCTTTGGATACAATATTCCTGTTTACTAAATTTTTTAACCAAAATGTTCTGGATTCTCCAGTCAACATATAATATGAGGAATTGTGAAATCCATAGTGATCATTTTCCACTTGTCCGTTAAATTCTGTAATCTCTCCGCCCACCTGTTTTATCACTGTTGAATCTTTACTGTGTTCTTTATCAATATAGTGCAGTTCACATTCGCTGTTGGCAATTTCATCTTTGATAATGGATTTTAACTCGACCAATGTTTGTGTATCAAAAAAATTATCAATTATTTTTATTGTCATTTTATTTCCATTAGATTATTTTCAAGCACTTCAAAATATTCTGAGTTGGCATTTACGGGAATAATATACATCATTTGATATTCTTTCTTTCTAATCATAAACAGTAATCCGAATCTATTCACTATTTCAAATCCGTTTGATTTTATTATCTGTTCTGCTCGTGTAACAATCTCATCATGCTGATCCAATATTTTTTCTTGTTCTAAGATATCTAAATATTTTAAAGCACTCAGTATACCTGGCATTGAATAGTTATATGTAAACCCGTGTTCCCATCTAAAGTTCTTGGGTAATACATTATGAATCCTTTCATTGTATAGAACCATGCTCAATGGAAATGTTCCGGCAGTGATTGCTTTACCCATAGTTGATATGTCTGGCTTAATTGGTAAATGCTTCCACCCAATATAATTTCCTGTTTTTCCTCCACCTATGAATATGTCATCTATGATCAATATTACGTCGTGGTCCTGTTGTATTCTTGTCAACTTATTCCAGAACTCTTTAGAGTTAGGAGTCATATCGTTTCCATAGGAACAAGTTTCAACCACTATGCAACTAACATTATCCCACTCCTGTGGCACATAGTTAAACTGCCTGCTGATACGTTTTACTCCATGATATTTAGGCATGGTATAAAAAGGATCCTTCATTAGATTATCAGCACCTAGATTAATTGTGAGGAATGTGCTTCCATGATAGGAATTCTCAAAACTTATTATTAAATTCTTATGAGCATTTCCTTTTTGATGATGATATGCACTTGCAAGTTTAACTGCTCCTTCGTTGGCATCACTACCAGATAAAGCATAAAAACTTCTATACCCATTAGAAAGATTGTATATTCTATCAGCCAATTCATAACTGGCATGATTCAATCTCAGAGTGTCTCCTGTTGGAACTGCTGATTCGGCTATTTCTGGTTTGATGTTTTTAAGTTGTTCACACACATGGTTTATAATATCATTCCTAT